TAGATCGCTTAGGCGCATCGCTAGGTATTGATACACAAGGTCTTATTAAGTCTGCTGAACAGAAAGCCCAAGAACAGGCAGCAGCTCAAGAGCAGATGCAACAACAACAGATGATGCAGATGGCTGAAAAAGCTCTCCCTAACGCTGTCCAAGGGTTGAATGATGGTTCAATGAAGACGATGGAGGAGTAATGGAGTATAACGAAGCGCTAGGTGCAGGACTTGTACAACAGTTCTATGATAACCGTGATAGAGTTAATTACTACGAAAAATCTCCAGCAATAGTTAAAGAACCTTACCAAGTCCACTATGGACAAGACGCTGTAAATAAAGTCACCGAAAGGGAAGGTCAACTTACTCCCCCTATGGAAGCAGTTATCAGAGAAGAAGGTTTCGTTGATGGTGTGTATGAGGATACTAAAGGTATAAAAACTTCAGGTGTAGGCCAGACAGGCGAATACATGAATATGTCCTTTAGAGAAGCTTTCTTAGATCACGAGAAATTAGTCAAAGAAATCATACCTAATTTTATGATCTTCGATGATGACACACAGGCTCAGTTATTATCCCTAGGTTACAGAGGTGATACTAAATCTAAAAAAGGTGAACCTCTTAAATGGGTTAAATTATTTAATGAAGGTGAGTACGCTCTAGCGGCTACTGAATTATTAGATCATCAAGAATACAAAGATTTAGTAAAAATATTTAATGAGGAAGGTAAAGATAGTGGCATCATACACCGCTTAGAAGCAGCAGCAACTCAGATAGCAAGTTTGCAAGCAGCCCCCCGTGAAGAGGAGGTAGCTGAAGAAACTTTCGCCGATGCTTTCCGCAAAGCCAGTAAAGAAGGTGCTAAAACTTTCGACTGGAATGGTAAATCTTACAGCACTAAAAAAGCTTAACAAACTAAAGAGACTCTTATGACAGATACAATTAATACAACTGAAGAAACTGGTGCAGATGATCAAGCTGCCCATGAAGCTGCAATGATTAAAGTTGCGGACGGTATTGAAGAAAATAACAATCCTTCTGAAGAACGTCCTGACTGGCTACCAGAGAAATTTAAATCTGCCGAACAGATGGCAGAAGCGTATGCAAGCTTAGAATCAAAACTAGGCAGCAACGAGCAAGTGAAAGAAGAAGCACCCGCAGAACCTACTCCTGAAATTACACCGCAAGCCGAGGCTAGTGAAGTACAAGCAGCAGTAGAGAAAGCAGGTGTTGATTTTAATGCACTACAAAGTGAATATAGTGAACAAGGAGAAATCACCGCAGACTCTTACGCTAAGTTAGAAGAAGCAGGTTTCTCAAAAGATTTGGTAGATAGTTATATTAAAGGCCAAGAGTCTTTGAACGCTAACTACGAAAAGGCCGTCTACGATTCAGCAGGTGGTCAAGACGCTTACGGAGAACTTATCTCATGGGCAGGTGATAACCTTAACCAAGGTGAGATCGCTGCTTTTGATAAAGCCGTAAGTTCAGGAGATGTTGATATGGTCAAAATGGCTGTGTCGGGATTACAATCAAAGTATCAAGCTGCCGAGGGTACAGATCCTACACTACTTAGTGAAGGGCAATCCAGTAACTCTACAGGTGGTGTGTTCAACTCATGGGCAGAAGTAACTGCCGCTATGAACGACACCCGATACGAAAGTGATGTCGCATTCCGCCAAAAGGTTTCTACTAAACTAGGTAGAAGCCAACTGTAACAAGTCTCTTTGGCCTCCTTCGGGGGGCTTTTTTAATTCTAAAAGTACAACAACACAAATACAATTACCTTTGACCCTCCGAGGAGGATAATCTCAGAGAACGCATAAGTGTTAAGTGACTGAGTAGAATCTTAATCATTTAAACATTAAACTAAAAGGTAAAAATTATGTCAAATTACGCAAGTACAGCTTCCCGTTCAGGTCAGGCTGCCTCAGCTTCAGATAAGAAAGGTTTATTTCTTAAAGTTTTCGCTGGTGAAGTCTTAACAGCTTTTAATACTAACAACATCGGTATGCCTCTTAACCGAGTACGTACTATCTCAAGTGGTAAGTCTGCCTCATTCCCATTAACGGGTCTTGCAACAGCAAACTCACACTCAGCTGGTACAGAAGTTACTGTTGATAAAATCAACCATAACGAGCGCAATGTAGCTATCAATGATTTATTAACAAGCACAGCGTTTGTTGCTAACATTGATGAAGCAATGAACCATTACGATGTACGTTCAATCTACTCTAAAGAGATTGGTCAAGCATTGGCTAAAGCTGCGGATATTAATGTATTCAAATCTGTATCTAACGCTTCTGTTGGTAAAGATAATGCTGGTGCTGCTTTAGCTCAAGGTGATGCTACTATCACTTCTGGTGCTACTATTGCTACTGCAAAAGATACTGGTGTTATCACTGGTCAAGAAGGCGCAGACTTCATCTTTGAAGCTCTACAAACTCTTGATGAGAAGAACATCACTGGTGAGCGTTATGTGGTATTACCACCTGCGTTATACTACTCAATGTTCAAAGGCACTTCAGCTAACATGGCTGGTTTCATGTCTTCTGACTTCGGTAGCGGCGGTAACGCTAACACTGGTACTGTACCAATGATCGGTGGTGCTAAAGTCTATATGTCTAACAACCTTCCTGCGGAAGCTGGCTACTCAGTTGGCGGTTCTGCTGCTGGTGATCAAGCTATTCAAGGCTTAGTTTTCACTAAAGATGCTGCGGCAACTGTGAAATTACTTGATTTGGGTGTTGAGTCTGAATACTTAATTCAGAACCAAGGCACATTGATGGTTGCTAAGTACGCAATGGGACATGACGCTCTACGTGGCGAATGTGCTGTACGTCTAGTTAAGTCTACATCGTAAGTTGTAACATTATTGAGAGCACCCCTTCGGGGGTGTTTCTCTCTTTATTTTTTCATTGAGGTAAACATGACAACTCCCACAACAAAACTGGAAGCAGTGAACTCTATGCTGTCTACTATTGGTGAAGCACCAGTGAACAGTTTAACATCTGGCTTAGTAGATGCCGAGACTGCTGAGACAATTCTCAATGAAGTGTCAAGAAGCGTCCAAGCTCATGGCTGGAACTTTAACTCGGAACCAGATTATACCGTTGCTGCTGACACTAGCGGTAATGTTATACTTCCTACAGAGATTCTTAGAGCTGATTTAGCTAACTCTGAGACGAAGTATAGAAGCTCTAAACAAGAGTACGTACAACGTGGCAACAAGATGTACGATAAGATTAAACATAGCTTTAACATAGGCATAGCACTCAAGCTTGATGTGGTTGTCCTATTAGATTTTGAAGTATGTCCTGAAGTAGCCAGACGCTACGTTACTGTTAAAGCTGCCCGCATCTTTCAAGAGCGAGTAGTTGGAAGTGATTCACTATCAGCAATGAACAGGAATGATGAACAAGAAGCCTTATTCGCCCTCCGAGAGATGGAAGGGGATAATGGTGACTATAATATATTTGATGATTACAGTACCGCAAGTGTACTTGATCGCTCTATTGGAACAAAGGTGATTTAACATGACGTTAGTTTCTAAGAACATCCCTAACCTCATAAATGGGGTTTCTCAACAACCACCAGCTTTGCGTTTAGCAAGCCAAGCAGAAGCACAGGAAAACGGTTTCTCTGATATTGTTGATGGATTGAAGAAACGCCCACCTACACAGTTAAAAAATAAGTTAAAGAAAACAGCCCCAACAGGCACAGCTTACCTAAGCACTACAGAGATTAATAGATCACACTTTCATACCTATAAGAGAAGCACAGTTGAGCAGTACACAGTCGTAACTGATCCTGTAGCTCCTAAAATGTATGTATACGATATTGATGGCAATCTTCGATATGAGTCTGGTGTAGCAAGCTGGAATGCTGCTGGTGCTCAGATAACAGCCAACAGTGATAACACAGCCATAGCTGCTTACTTAGGCACTAACGCTATTGACAATACACAAGTAGCTGCAACCTCTGTTGCGGATTACACCTTCTTTGTTAATAAAGATAAGGTAGTTGCAAAGAACACTTCAACTCCCTCGAATGTAAGACCGCATGAAGGAATGTTTTACTTAAAGCAGATGAATTATGCTAAAGACTATAGGTGTCGAATAATAAATAGCTCAGGGACAACCGTAGTTGATGGCTACTTAGGTACAAGGGACGGTATAAACGGTGACGTTAATGAGCACGTTAGTGGTTTAAGAACAGGTAATTATTTCAAGTATCTTTTGGGGTCTAGTGGCCAGCCACCAAATTCAGGTAATCAAGAATACTACAGATATGTAGCTAATCACGCATCTCAGCAATGGACAGCTTCCGAACTTACCGCTGCTAATATAATCACAACCAGAAATAGTGGTGATCCTTTTATTGTTGTTAAGTCTACAGAAAGTAATCAAACTGATTTTGAAATTGAAAGTTCTGATGATAATGCTGGTGCTGATTTATTTTCATTTAAAGACAAGTGTAAAAACTTTATATCCCTCCCTCAATTCTGTGTAGATGGTTTTACCATCCAAGTTAATGGAGATAACCAGAAGAAAGAGGATGACTTTTACGTTGAGTTTGAAGGCTCTAATGCAGCAGGTACATGGAAAGAATGTGCAGCACCTTCACGCCCTAACACTCCTATCTACCACACGTTTGACACAGCAACAATGCCTCACACATTATCACAGAATGCTGACCTAAGTTTTACTTTTGGTACAAGCACATGGGATGAAAGAAAGTGCGGCGATGAAGATACTAACCCATTCCCAAGTTTTGTTGGTGGGAAGATTAACGGTGTATTCTTTCACCGTAACCGCTTAGGTTTCCTATCAGATGAGAATGTTATCTTTAGTGAAGCTAGTAGTTACTTTAACTTCTTCCGAGTAACGGTGAGAAGCTTACTTGACTCAGCTCCTATTGATGTTGCAGTCAGTCAGAATGAGGTATCTCTTCTGAAAGCTGCTGTACCTGCTCAAGATAACTTAATACTCTTCTCCGATTTAACACAGTTCACATTATCCGCTGATCAACTCTTAACACCCTCAGAGATTGTTATAGATCAATCAACGAAGTATGAGTGTGATTTAACATCTACTCCAGTTGGTGCAGGTACAAGTGTATTCTTCACTACTAAGAGCGGTGACTATTCAGGTGTCCGAGAGTTCTTTACTAAAGATGAATCAGAAAACAAAGACGCTCCGTCTATTACATCACACGTTCCTGAGTATTTAAACGGTACTGTAAGGCAAATGATAGCGTCTTCTAATGAAGACATGCTCGTTTGTTTGACTGAGACTAATAAGAAAGAATGTTACGTGTACAAATGGTACAACTCTGATCAAGAACGTATACAAAGCTCTTGGTCTAAGTGGATATTTGATTCAGACATAGCTCACATCTTTTTCAATAATGCTCAATTAACTATTGTCTTTAGTGATGGCACCTTTGAAGAGATATCTTTAGCCACTACTGACACTAATATAACTTATAGTGAAGCTAACTCATTCTCTAGTACGGTTTCTTTAGGAACTACTACACAAGACTTTGGTGGTGTTTCTCATACTCTTAAAGGTCTTAATACAATTACAGGCGCAGTTGCTATTGT